ATTATCATATCGTGCCTCTTGGTTAGATTTCTAGGAGATCTCGAAATTCTTGAGACCTTTTTTCTTTACCCTTTTTATAAGCTTTATCTACAAGCTCTTGTATTGCTTCCTTGAGTTCTTCTACAGACCCTTTTCTAAACACAAGGGTGTCTAGAAATAGAGGCAACTCTTCATCAGAGAGGTCTTTTATTTTTTCTCCTTCAGGTGTGTTTTTCATTATCTGAAGGTAAAAATTTAGAACTACTCCTTGAATGCAGAAGCTCTCATTATTTTCAGAAATTGAGATCTTTCCAAGTTTTTTATAAAGACCCCAGGAGCCTGACTTGGATTTAAAATCTCCAATATATATATTTCTCATATGAGAATTTCTCCTTCTTTTGGCTCTGATGGTAGAAAATACGGGATCCCGTGCTCATCCATATATTCAAGAATTCCTTCTTTTGCTTCTCTTGCATTTTTTATAGCTTCTTCTTCAGTTTCACCCCAACTGAACACATTTTCTAAGTCCCGAAAGGTGACGATAATTCCGTCGTCGTCGTACGAAAGTTGTGCTGGATATTGCATATAATTTCTCACCAATTAAGAAGAATTTGTCTAGCAATGTGTGATTGCTATCATATAAGATACCAATTAATGCGTAGTATAGTCCTACGTTGTTTTAACCCACACCAATCGCTGCAGTGCAGTGATTAACGAGTTGTACTCGGAGTAAATTGTGAGTGATGATGTAGAAACACCAACTGAACCTGATATTGAATCAAAGATAAAAGAAGCTGTAGATTCTCGATTGAAAGAAATTAAAGACAAGTTAAATGGCGCGTATAGTGCAAGAGATGAAGCTCTGAAGAAAGTTGAAGAATTCGAAAAGAAAGAAAAAGAAAGGGAAATTGAACGTTTAAAGGAAGAAGGCAAGCTCAAAGAAGCTTATGAATTGCAATTAGCTACGGCTAAGGCAGAAAAGGAAGCTTTAGAGCAACAAACAATTGCGCTGACACGTGACATTGCGCTGAAGAATATTTTGTCACAATATGAATTTAAAAATCCTCGTGCAAATGATATGGCATTTAAAGAACTTGTTGTATCTCTTGTAAAAAACGACAAGGGAGAATGGGTTAATAAAGAGAATGCGTCAATCGAATTGCATGTGAAGACCTTTTTTGAAGATGAGGACAACTCATTTTTATTGAAACCTAAGGTCTCTTCTGGTCCAGGGTTGACAACTACAAGTACAAGTAAATCTCCTGAGACATCATTATTTAAGATGTCTCAAGAAGAAGTGTTAAAAAGAGCCGCGGAGGGGACTCTTCGGCCTAAACGATAGGATACCTTAAATGACTGTTAGAACTAATGTCACTGGTGCTACTAATTTTGTTCTTCAGGAAGCTATTGATGGTTATGCTGATGAAGCATACACCACTGCTAAGAAGCTTTCTGGTACGGGGATTGTAGGTACTAATCCTCAGATTGATCCTTCTACTGAAACTTTTGTTGGGCAGATTCGTTGGAATAAGCCAATTTCTCCTGCTATCAATATTGCATCTCTTACCGATTCTACTGATGGTACGACCAGTGATTATTCCATGGCGTATCTGCGCTATATTAAGACTGTTCGTACGCATGGTGCTCGTAAGATCAATATGCAGGAAGTTGTTACTCAGACTGACGGTCTTGCTAAGATTGGGCGTGATTTTGGTGAGACTCGCGCGCAGGATGAGCATAATGCGCTTCTGGCTGTTTGTCGTGGTGTAGCTATTTCTGAGGCACTTAATGGTGCTGCTAGTGGATCTGGCGAAGTTGGTCTTGGTGGACAGACTTTTGATAATGATCCTACTGATGATAAGTATGGTTTTTATGTAGATATTGGTTCTAGCAAGCTTGTTGTTGCTCATTCTGCATCTGAAATTGGCGCACAACGTGCTACCGCGTTCCTTGATGCCTTTGGCAAGGCGTATAAGGATCATGAACCTGAGTATGCATATCTGCTTGTTTCTCCCGAAGTCTATGCATCTTTACGTTCTGCTAATCTAATTGACGCAGATCGTGTTCGTGATGGTAATGTAGATTTTAATACTATATTCCAAGGTAAGTTCCGTCTGATTCAGACTCGTGCTTCTCAAGGATTCTCTACTGCTGAATTGACCAAGATCAACACGGGTAGTGGTGTTGATATTGAGGGCACTAAGACTAGTTTTATTATTCTTCCGGGGGCTATTGCAATGGCGCAGCTTGCTGTGCCTGAACCTACTGAGATCATGCGTAATGCCAAGGCGTATCAAGGTGGTGGTACTACCGAGATTTGGTATCGTTGGGGCTATGTCCTAGTTCCAGCAGGTTACGATTGGGTTGGTAGTGAAAATGCTTTCCCGAGTGATGCTGAGTATCAGTATGTTAAGGAATCGACTACTCCTAAGGCGCTGACAGCCGCTACCAGTGGACTAGCTTCTACTACTGGTACTTTTGTACGTAAGTTCACTTCTGCCCTTAGCCTCGGTATTCTTCCAATTTTCCATTCTTAATTGGTGTTGGCTTATGGCAATAATTACCGAAGAAAATTGTTATGTAACATTGGATGATGCGACAGCTTACTTTGATACTCGTGTCAATTCTTTAAACTGGTTTGATTTATCAGTTAAAGATCAAGAACGAGCATTAATCACTGCTACAAGAATTATTAACAGTCTTAATTTTGTTGGTAGTGTCGTAAGCCAAGATCAACCACTTGCTTTTCCAAGAACTGGCGAATATTTTGATGCTTCTAAAGGTATGATTATAGAATTTACTGACGTAGTACCGGATAGAGTATTAAATGCTGTTTATGAATTAGCTATACATTTGGTAGTAAATAATGAGATTCTTGAAGAAACTGGTTCTGTAGAAGAACTTAAAGTTGGTTCAATCATGATTAAAAATATTAGAAATCCAGCAAAAACAAACGATATTGTAAAGAATTTGCTTAAGCCATTATTAAATAATGCTTCAGGAATGTGGTGGAGAGCAAATTAATGGGCTATAATTCTAAATTAACCAATTTAACTAATCGTGCATTTGATTTGCTTAAGGATCTGGCAACAAATGCTACATTCATAAGAAAGGAAGGGACTTTTGACTTTGCTACTGGTTCTACAGAATTGACAAATTCTCCTAATAAAATTATTAAAGTAGTAGCCTTAGAAAGTAAGAGTAATGATGGTAAGATTTCTTTGAAATTATTAGTAAAATACCAAGATATATTAGATATAAATCAATTTTCTAAAGTTAATATTAATGGTATTGAATATAAGATAAATTCAAAGTATGAAAGTGATGGATTTACTACTATAATAGAAGTATATAGAAATGGGTAAGTTTACAAATTTACAAGAAGATATTTTTAATATATTTGCTACAGATGCTTGGAAAGCAAATAATATCCCTACATATCCACAAAACTTTTTGGATATAAATGATCCAGAATATATACGAATTTCAATTGTAGCTGGTGATCAAGGTGTTGATCTAGCTTCAGTTAGCGGTCAAGTTATCATAGATATATTTACATCTGCCGGTAATGGTCCAGGACCAATTATGCGTATTGCAGATATTCTTGATTCTCATTTAGCGTTAAAGTTCAGTGATGCAGTTCAGTTTGGTAGTAGCACATTGATATTTAATGGATTTGACAAAGTCAATCCAACGCTATTTAGAGGTACTTACTCAATTCCATTTAATTTCTTTGGAGCTTAACTAATGGCACATATCAACGCTATCGGCGCTGGGATGTTTTCTGATCTTTCTGTTTGTACTGATGATGCACTAAACGCAGCTGCTATTGCTGATCCTACTGAAGCTAAGCTTAATCTTGCTTTTGTCGCTACAAAGTTTAGCCGTATTACTGGTATTCGCGAGTTCCCGGCGATGGGCACTCCTCCAAATATCGTTAATGTTCCTGTATATGGGCAGTCTACTTCCCAGCAGATTCAGGGACAGTCTGATGCGCCTACTATGGAAATTACTGTCAACTATAAGCCGAGTGAGTGGGCTGATGGTTCTACTCTTGGTGATATGGTTGGTGATGGCGAGCAGCGTGTATTCCGCTTTACTCTCCTGAACTCTGAACCGCCGGGTTATGTATCTTCGCCTGCTGGTGCAACCGCACTTGGTGGTGATACTAGTGATGGTACGGCAACTCAAAATAGTATTTACTATTGGATTGGTAAGGTTGAGGCATTGCTTGTGAATCCTCAGCTTACTGATGCTAATACGGCGACTATTACTATTTCTGTGCAATCGGCATTCTTTGGTGCGTTCACCATTGATCCTACTGCGTAAGTAACAATAAGGGGGCTTTTGCCCCCCTTCATTTTGAGGAGATAATATGGAGAGTAGTACTCCATTTTCCATGGCATATGTATTAAGGACTACAACAAAGCATATGCGTAAGGCTTTAGACATTAGTATCAGGAAAACATTCGACAGATTTCCTGAATTTGCTAATAATCCTGTTAAATCTAAAGAATTATTTGTAACTTTAGCATATTTGCATACAATGCGTAATAATTTGGATAAATTCCAAGCTCAAAATTCGAAGGATTTTCGAGGTTAATATATGAAGAATTTTATTGGTCGTAAGATGACCAAGATTGTAAAGTTTATGGGAGATGATGTCACCATCAAGAAGCTGTCTGTGGCAGCTGTTCTTGAGATCCAAGAGCATGCTAAGAAGTCTGAAGAGACTGATAGTCAAGGATTGGATCTTCTAAGATCTGTGATTAAGGATGGTGTAGAAGGTGGTGAGGATCTTTCTGAGGAAGATTTCAATCAACTGCCTTTAGACGAACTCTCTAAGCTTTCCAAGGCTATTATGGAGTTTAGCGGGATTGCAGGGGGAAAGTAATCGAAGATGAAGACTACGATTTATATGAAGTAGCTTTTCATCTAAAAATTCCTCTTTATAAACTCTTAAAAGAAATGCCTTATGATGAATTACTTGGCTGGTTTTCATATTTTAGAAAATATCCTATAGAGTGGAGAGATGATGAAAGAGCTTATAAGCTCTTGCAAGTACAAGGATATAAAGGTAAACCAGGTGAAGCTTTTCATTCATTAGGTGTTATTCATTCAAAACCACAATCTGAATCTTTACAAATAAAAGGTACTTTAATGGGGCATTTTATTGCAGGTGCTAAAGGAGGTAAAAAGATTGGATTTGAAGAAACTGTTTAATAGTGAAGTTGAGAAACAAAAACAACAGAAGATGCGTCAAGTTCTTTCAGTTTTGAAAGCTAGAACGCCAGTAGACACAGGAAATGCCAGGGATGGCTGGATAATCGAAGGAGATCAGATAGTTAATCGAGTAGATTATATCGATGATCTCAATAGAGGAACTTCTAAACAAGCTCCTTCGTACTTTGTGGAATCTTCTTGTTTATCTGTTAGAGGTGTATATCCTAACGGAACGATTGTAAAATCCCCTGCCTAACGGTAGGGGCTTTTTTTAAAGAGGCGCAAATGCCCGGTATAGTTATACCTGTTGATACCGAGACTCGAAATGCTCAACAAGAGTTAAGGCAATTAAATAAGCATCTGGCCCAAATTGTTAGAAATGCAAATGTTACTAGCAAGGCATTGGGCAATATCAATACTAGAGATATTTTTAAACAACAGAATGTAAAGCCATTTGAAAATAGTATTAAAAATACTAATAGTTCTTTATTTTCTTTAAAAAGTACTATAATTGCTGTAGGAACAGCATTAGCTGCACTTACAACGATAAATGTTTTTAATAAGATGAGTGATAGTCTTACTAATTTGCAGAATAGATTAAAATTAGTTACAACCTCTTTTAATAATTTATTAGTTACTCAAAGACAATTATACAATATTTCACAGGATACTAGAACATCTTTTGCAGATGTTGGAAATATATTTGTAGATTTTAGTAAAGCTTTAGAATTAAGAAAAGTAAATCCAGATAGATTAAAGGGTATTATAACTACTTTTCAACAGATGGCTGTATTATCTGGAAGTTCTCCTGAAGCTTTAAAAGGTGCATTAACACAATTTACACAAGGTCTTGCATCTGGTACTTTACGTGGTGAAGAGTTAAATTCTGTAATGGAGCAAATGAAATACTTCAGTTTTGGTTTACAAGATGCTTTAAAAATGAATGCAGGTTCTCTTAGAAAATTTGCTGAAGAAGGTAGATTAACTGCAGATATTATTGTTAATGTTATAGAGGGAATGTCTGACAAGGTTGCTAAAGATTTTCTAAAAACAACCATAACAGCAGAACAAGCTTTAACTAAATTAGGTTCTTCTATTAATTTTGCATTTGGTAATTTAAACCATTATTTAGGTGCAA